TGGCATTGTCAGCCATCCGCGTGATTGCCGCACGCCCATTGGCCGCAGGGGCCCCGCGATTCGCCAGGTAGATTGCCTGCAGCGCCGTGTTCCAGTTCGCCGCCCGGCTCGCGGGCGCCACCCCCTTCGCTGCTGCCAGCGTCGGCTGCACCATCGCCGCGCTTGCCGTGGTCGTGCCGACAGGGTCGATGTAGACATGCGCCTCCGGATAGCGCGTGCCGGCCGGATCCCAGGCCATGTGCAGCGGTGCAAGCGCATCGACCGAAAGGCCGGCGAAATTGTCAGTCGAATGTGCGGCGCCCGTCCGCCGCATCGCCCCCACCCAGGGATAGACCTCGGCATGAACCGTGATCAGCCCCGGCGTCAGTCCGACGGGGTTCAGCGTCGCCCCCCAGCAGCGCAGGTCGTCCCCATAGAGCGTCGACGTGGAGCCGGCCGTTGCCCAGACCTCGTGGGTATTGGTTCCATCGTAGGCAACGAACCTGACGCCCGCCACCGCGGACACGCCCTCGGCCAGGATATGCGCCACCAGCAGGTCCACCCGGAACGCCCCGGTCTGCCGCAGATACCCCGGCATCGCCCACCGGAAGGATGGCAGCGGCGCTGCCTTGGCGCTGCCATTCACCACGGCCATCCCCGTCTGCGCGCCAAGCCCGGCCCGCCAGCCCGCTGCAAAGCTCGCGCTGACGGTCTCGCCGGGATGCACGTGCCGCGACAATGCGATGCGCACCCGGCGCAAGCCCCCGCCCAGGTCCGCCTCGTCCAGCACAGCCTGGTCCGGATAGGGCCGCCGCAAGGGCTTCGTCGCCACGATCGCGCCCCGGCTCCGCGCCGGGTTCGCAACTGCCTGCCCCCCGCTCCGGTCGAACCCCGCCGCCGTCACCGCCAGCTGGATTCGCGGCGCCCCCTCCGGGTCCAGCAGGAAGTCACCGAAGCCCGAAGCGCCCCAGCTGCCGGTCACCGCCAGCACCCAGCCGTTCGATTCGATGCTCGCGTCCGTTACCGCCATCTTCGTCCCCGTCGAAAAAGGGGGGGCGCGCCCAGGGCGCGCCCCCAGTCGCTCACCGCCAGGAGAGGGTCAGGTCGCCGAGAAGCGCATCAGCTTCAGCGCCTCCGAGTTCACCAGCGCGCCGCCCACCCGGCGGGTCGCGTAGAAATGAACGAAAGGCTTGTTCGAATAGGGATCGCGCAGCACCGCCGTCTCGCCCCGCTCGGCGATCACATAGGCCGAGCGGAACTGCCCGAAGCCGATCGACAGGCTATTCGCCGCGATGTCGGGCATCGCGTCCACCTCCACCACCGGATAGCCCAGCAGCGTCGAGGCCTCGCCCTCCTGCAGCCCCTGGCGCCAGATGAAGTCGCCGGTCGTGTCCTTGAACTTGCGGATCACCGAGATGCTGTTCGAGTTCATCACCCACACCGCGCCCTGACGGTAAGGGGCCCTGAGCGCATGCACCAGGTCGATCAGCCGATCCGCCGGGTTGGTGCCGATGAAGGCGCCCGCTGCGCCCGAGGGCACATACTGCAGCGTGCCGAACGGCCTTGCCGCATCCGCCGTCGTCGCCACCGGATAGGTCAGGAAGCCCTTGGGCTGCCCGCTCCCCGAACCCGAAACGAAGGCCACCCCCTCGGCGCGGGCGAACTCGGTCGCGATCTCGCGCGCCAGCCAGCCCTCGACGTCGAACATCGCGTCATCCAGCATCGGCTGCGTCGCCGCCGGGTTCGCATAGATCTCGCCCATCGGCGGCGCGATCTCGCTGAAGGTCGGGGTCGCCGTCTCCGGGCGACCCGCCGTCTCCGAAACCCAGCCCGAGGCGATGCCGCCCACCGCCACCAGCTTGCGGTAACTGGCGGTCCCCACCTTCACCACGTCCGCGATCGCGCGGATCGGCGAGACATTCACCAGCGTCTCCTCGATCGCCCGGTCGATCTCGATCGGCACCGCGACGCCACCTTCGGCCCCGACACCGATGGAAAGCCGCTTCGCCTCGAAGCCCTGGTCCAGCCCCTTGCGCAGATAGGAGTCCGCAAAGGCGGAACCCCCGCGCCCCGGTCCCGCCAGGACCGGCTGCCCGGCCCGGCGCGCCAGCACCTGCAGCTCCTGCTTCAGCTCGGTCCTGAGCTGCCCCAACTCGGCTCTCACCTCGCTGACTGCCGTCGTCGGCACGGCCGCGTCCCCGGCCGCGGTCACCACCGCGTCCGCCTTGGTCTCATAGTCCATGTGCATCCTTTCCTCGCACCGTTCGGCCCCATCGCCGGCCCGCCTCAGGAGATCGCCTCCACCCGCGCCCCGTCGTGCATCGGCAGCGTCACCACCGAGCATTCCACCAGTTCCACCTTCAGAAGCTCCCGCCCGCCCCCGGGGCGGCGACGTGCGGACTTCACCCGGTAGCCGAAGGAAAGCCCGTCCACCGCACCGCTCCTCAGCAGCGCCAGCGCGTCCTCCCCGTCACGACATCCGGGGCTCACCCCCGCCACCATCTTCAGCCCACGCGCGTCTTCGGTCAGCTTCAGAACCCGTCCGATCGGCCGCGAGGGGTCGTGCTGCCACAGAAGCGGAACATCTGCCCTTGTGCCCAGGAAAGCTTCGCGCCGCACCACGTCACCGCTGCGATCGGCCACGTCGAACCGGCTCACATACCCCGTCACGGTCACCATCTGCGTCATTCGCCGCCCCCCCTCGCGCTCCACCCCAGCATCTCGCGCTTCTCGTCGTCGCTCAGGAAGCTCGCTGCCCCCACGTGCCGCCACAGCCGCTCGCGGTCGGCCCACAGCGCCGGCACCTGGTCCAGGTCGGGCTCCAGCCGCAGCGTCGGCCACCACAGCGAAAGATGCGCCGAAAGCCCGGCCAGAATCCGCGACAGCAACGGCAGGATCGAAAGCCGCCACAGCGCCACATTGGCTTCGGCATAGTTGGCATGCGTCGAATCACCGGGCAGCCCCAGCAGCATCGGCGGCACGCCGAACGCCAGCGCCACCTCCCGCGCCGCCGCCTCGCGCGCCTTCTGGAAGTCCATCTCCGCCGGCGTCAGCGCCAGCGCCTGCCACCTGAGCCCGCCCTCCAGCAGCATCGGCCGCCCGGCATTCTGCGCGCCCTGGAACCCTGCCTCGATCTCGTCGCGCAGCCGCTGGAACTGCTCCGGCGTCAGCGGCCCCTCGTCGGCGTCCAGCACCAGCGCCCCGGATGGCCGGGCCGCATTGGCCAGCAGCCCGCGGTTCCAGCGCGCCGCCGCATTCAGCAGCGCCACCGGCTCGCTCGCCGCCTCGAGCACGCCCTGCCCAAGATGGTCGTCGAGCGGCCCCGGCGCCTTCAGGTGCAACAGCCCCGGTGCCGCCGCATCCCCTTCCGCCCGGAAGCGCTGCACCCGCGGGCCCACCCGATAGGCATAGCTCACCGGCCAGCCATTTGCGTCCGTTTCCAGCGTCACCCGCTCCGGGCGCAGCGGCCACAAGGCAACCGGCAACCCGGCCGCATCCAGCCCCGTCTCCACATAGGCATTGCCCTGCAGCAGCAGCTGCGTCGCCAATGTCTCCATCAGCCCCGGCGACAGGAGCGCCTGGCAGGGCGGGGCCTCCCCGCCCGAGACAAGCGGCACACTTGAAAGCCCCTCGCTCACCATGCGCAGGCACCTGAGCGCCACCGCGTTGCGCATCGCCGCCCGCGCCTGCGCCTCATAGCCCAGCGGGGCCTCGCCCGCGCCGGCCTGCAGGATCCCCGCCCAGCCCAGCCCCGACTTCACCTGCGCCGGCCGCGCTTCCTTGCGAAGCAGTCCCCGCATCCGCCCGCCCCAGCTCATCGCGCCGCCCCCGGCAGCGGCCCGGTCGCAACCAGCCCGCCCCCGATGATCAGCGAGATCGCCTGCACCACCGCGTGCGCCTGCATCGGGTCCGATCCCAGCACCACGGCGATCATCGCCAGCCCCGCCCAGGTCGAGGATTCCGCTGCGCGCAGCCGCGCCCATGCCAGAAGGGCGGCCACCGCCCTCCGGCTCATCCTGTCCCGCATCCCTGCCTCCTATCGGTTGAGCAGCCGAACCCCCGGCCGCGACCCGCCGCTCCCCAGCAGCAGCTCGGTCAGCGCCCACACCAGCGCATCCGCGCGGTCGGGGCTCGTCCCCGGCCCCACATAGCCCCCCGCCACGAGCAGGCCGCACATCTCGTCCTCGAGCGCCGGAAACAGCCCCGCATGACGCACCCGGCCCGCCGCATAGAGGGTCGAGACCGGCTCCGCCCGCGCCACCTTGCCGTGGCTCGCGCGCACC